TAAAACCGCTTGAAAGACTAGTTGTCCCATGTTTATTCCTTAAGGAGCAATGATTAGCTGAGAGGCAGTCAATGCCCCTGTGCTAGGGTTGAATTTTAACCTAGTTGATGCAGTTTTGGCAGGCAAATTTCCAGTCGTTGTAGTTACCCAAACAGGATAAACCACCGCATTTGTAGAAGTATCGTCTGTAATTGCTATGTTTGTAGCATTAGTTGCAGTCGTTGCGCTGGTCGCTGTGCTTGCATTTCCTGTCAAAGCGCCCACAAAAGTGGTTGAAGTAACTGATGTCAAGCCTGCAAAAGTTGCAACAGTTGCGCCCAAAGCCACGTTAGTTGATCCAATCGTCACGCTTGAGTTAGTCAATGCGGCATTAGGAATGCTCGTTAAGTTAGCACCAGAACCGCTAAACCCTGTAGCTGTTAAAATCCCCGTGGAAGGGTTAAATTGGTATTTTGTGGAAGTTGTATATACAGTAGCCAAAGTGCCACTTGTAGCGGCAGCAAACAAAGGATAACGTACAGCATTGGTAGATGTGTCATCGGTAACCGTCACACTAGCAGTTGAAGTTACCCAACTTGGTGCGCTTGAGCCGTTAGACTGTAAAACTTGACCTGATGTTCCCGCAGCGGTAAAAGCATAAGCAGTTCCCGACCCATAAGCCACAGCGCCTGCAGTTGGTGTAGCCGTTCCGTTCGTGCCGCCCCTGTTGATAGCAACAGCATTGCCGTTCCATGTAGCACTTGTAATTGAGCCAGCATAATCCAATGTATTAGTTGACCAAGAAACATTGGATGGCGTTGAATCATGTCTGTCCCACGAACCAGCTGCAGTTGTGTTGTCCAACAAAACAATACTTACATAACCACCCGATTGAATAGTCGCAACAGTCGTAGAAGAATTGTTTTGTACAGTAATAGCACCAGAAGATTGGTTGTTATTAAATGTAAACAATGCACCATTTGGAAGCGTTGTGGCACTTGGTAACTTAATTGTTTGACCACCAGAACCAGTAATTTGATAATTTTGTGCAGAAGATGCTGTTAAAACAATTGTCGTTCCACTTGCAGCTTGGCTGGTATATCCCTCAAACAAGCAATTAGTAGTAATATTTCCGTTTGCATCACGCAAAACTACAGAATTTGCACCGCTGGATGATGTCACACCAGTTCCACCATTAGCAACATTTAAAGTGCCTGCCAATGTAACTACGCCAGAGGTGTTTGTACTTGGCGTGAATCCTGTTGTTCCAGCAGAAAAAGTGCTAACAAAATTACCTGACAAAGCAGATGTAGGAATTGTGGTTGATGCCGTTACCGCACTTGTGTCGTTTCCATATAAATAGCCTGTAAGTCCAAGCGTTTTTAATGTAGATACAGCTGCAGAACCACCCGTAATTGCTACAGAATTGGCATTTTGAGTAGACATTGTGCCAAGACCAGTAATGTCTGTGTTAGGTATGGTTGCAGCAGCTGTTAAAGCCGATGTTCCTGACCCTTTTACATAACCCGTTAAGGTTGTTGCGCCTGTACCACCATAAGCCACGCCAATTGTGCCTGCATTCCATGTTCCCGCAGTCAGCGTCCCAACGCCTGTAATTCCTGTGTAAGAACCTGAAATCCTTGCAGAATCGATTGTTCCTGAAGTAATTTGCGTAGCTGCAATAGCAATATTGGTGTCAGCCAACGCAGTCAATTGACCTTGTGCGTTAACAGTTGCGGTCAAAGTTTTAGATGCCGACCCAACAGATGCCGCTGTGACACCAGTGTTTGTGATGCTAAACGTGTTGGATGCAAGCGTTAAGCCTGTGCCAGCAAAATAAGTGCTATTTCCAGAGAATTGCACCCAAGGCATGGCAGTAACGCCAATCGTGCCGCTGGTAGTTGCAGTACATACCCAACCTGAATTAGACTGACCGCCGTTCAAAATGACGGTGTATGCGCCTGGCACTTCTGACCACACATCCATGTCAGTAGATCGTGTCCAAGCGCTTGCCGATGCAATGTAGATACCATTTTGGGAACTTGTAGACTGATTCTTTACAAGCACTCGGTCACCAGCCACAGTCGTATAGGTATCAATTGTCTGCAAGCCCGATAAAGTGATATTTACCGTAGTAGCTACCGCACAAGCCGCTTTAGGTCCTAAACCCTGTGCAACCGTGTCAACATAAAACTTGTTAGCAATATCAGTGTTTGCCGATGGGGTCGTACTAATTGACCCAGTGGTAGTCGATATATTAGTGAAAACCCCTGTGGACGGCGTTATTGACCCGATTGGGCTTGAGTCTAGAGTACTAAGAGTTATCGCTAATCCCGATTGAATTGGGTTTAACGTGGCGTAAAAAGGCTGACCCTGACCAATAAAAGTCTGAAATGTGCCATCAACCGCAAAATACGCTTGAACAGGCAGTAAGTTTTGGTCTAGGACTTTGGCTGGGTCAGCCATGCCTGCTCCTTATGATTGGTCGGCAGCGGGTGTTACATACAAAATGCCAGCGGTTGCGGAATTGCTCTTTGCTGTCAGATAGTATGGCGTGGTTGGCGTAGCCAAAATCAGCGGGGTTGTCATGCTGGCAGGCAAAACAAAGTCGCCGTTTGTGCCATCGACGGGGAAAGTAGGAGCGCCAGGGTCGGCAATCCCCCACTTAACCGCAATGGGTGCTGCGCCTGTATTCAAGAACGCAGTGTAGTTAATCTGATCGTTTGTAGAGTCATCAATCAACACAGCTGAGTGAGCCGTGTTGGTGACTGATAACGCCACTGTTGAACCAGCATTACGTTGGACTGTGGATGCGGCCATTTCTTATACCACTGCGGCAGGAATGGGGCTATCTTCGCAAGATTTGACGCTTACCAACAAAGTCGCTGCGGCTTGGGTCACAGATGCGCCAGTTAAGTTCATCAAACGAACAATGATTTGGTCGTTGGTAGTGGTGTATGCGTTGCCGATACCCACGCCAACAGTCATGTTTGCATCTACTTGGACTTGGATTTTGTCTGTGGACTTAACGCCTGGGCAGCTTAAAGTCACCTCAGTCGTTGTGGTTGCAAAGGTTGTGCTGGGAAGTGTCAATTGGCAAATCGTGTGTGCTAACACGTTGCCTCGTGAAATGGTAGTCTTTGACATGATGATTCCTTGAGAAAGGTGATTGATTGTACTATTAGAAAAAGAAAAAGCCACCCCTTTTGAGAGTGGCTTTCTCTCAAGTCACATTAAATCAGCTGTAATTGCTGAAATCGTAACCATAGACATAAATGTCCACAGTTCCACCAGTAACAGCGGTTCCGACCTTAACGTACAGAGTCTGCGCGGTTAAGGCAGTAGTTTTTGTTCCAGCAACAACAGTTGCGTTGGTAACGTAAGTTGAACCAGTGTTGCTGGTCAAACTAGCGTTGGTAACGATTTCTGTGCCGCCGCCTGCGGGAGCAGTCCAAATAGCCAATGCGCCGCTGCTAACGTCTTTGTTAGCGTTGGTGATAGCTACGTTCTGTACGCAGTAAGTGGTGACGTTCTGAGCAGGCAAAGTGACAGTCGAATCTCCAGTAGCGGAAATAGGAATGCCAGTTGCCACAAACAACAAGCGGATAGCTTGGTTAGTGGCCAAATTGCTTGGGTGGATTGTGGTGACGCTATTAGGTGCAGCCATGTTTATTTCTCCTTGATTTAGGTTAATTAAGCTGCAACGCGGCAGGCGAGTTCAGGGTACAAAGGCGCCCAGCCGTACAACACATCTAAACGAGTCGGGATGGAATCGTTATTAATGGTGTACTGACGAACCACACGCATAGACAGACCAATTTCCTTGTCGCTTGCACGACCAGCAAAATGGACCCCCTCTGGCAGCTCGAGATCTGCCACCGCTAAGCAAAAAGCATTCCTATGCATGATTATATTCTGCGGACTTACTACTCCAGTATTATTAAATGGGGTAACAGTCGATGCACCAGGCGATGTAACTGAAACGTTTTGGAACTGGCCAGCGGTGATGACAGCGGGGCTGACAGTCACAGAGGTAGTACCAGAAGTAGAAACAGTCACAGGGGAAGTCACCACAAAGTTACGCAGCTTGTTAGAGCCGTAGGCTTGGCGGTTTTGGGGGTTGACGGCGTACACGTTAGCGATTTGGATAACGTCACCTTGGTTCAACGATGCGCTGGCGGTTGTGGCCGACAAAGCAATAGTTGAAGTAGATGCCCAACCAGAGGTCAGGAAGCCAGTTGCTGTAGAAGTGTTGCAAGACAAAACAGCGGTGGAATAAGAGCCAAAGGTTTGGCTAACCACGTTCTGATCCATTTTCCAATTCATACCAGCAGAGTCGCGACCCATCAAGCCTTTGCGATATTGCTCGCCAATAGCTTCTTGAGGAACGAACAGACCTTTCAAGCTGTCCACAATAGTGGCAGATGTAAAGGGTTCAACGATACATGAACGGCGGCCATCGCGGGGTGCGCCCTCGGCATCGAGGTAAGCGGCAGCGGTCAAGTATGTAATCAGACCAGTGGGAGGTGTGCCAGCAGTACCAACGATGTTCGCGGTATTGTTTTTGGCCATAACCAAACCATCACGGTCGATCTTGTTGGCAATTGCAGCCACAGCAGGTTTTAACACACGGTCGCTAAACATATCCAAGGACAAAGCCAAGTCTTGTGTAGTGAACTGTGTATCAACGTGGAACTGTGTTGACAGGGTTACAGGAACGCTTGTCTCGTTGAAATCTTCAACGTTCAAAGCGGGGCCAGTAGTACCAATGAAACGACCAGGACGACGGACGTTTACAGTGTTACCGATTTTTGCGCCTACAACAGCGAATTGGTCGTCATAGTTGCGGTCGACTTCCGATGTGAAAGTCAGTTCGTTTTCCAAAACCATCAACGCTTCGTTGGTGATCTTGGAGATGGTTAGCAGTTGATTTGCCATTTAAATTTCTCCAAAAAAGATTAGGTTTACTTGATCTTGCCAGTCCTGCGTTGGGCTTTCCACTGTGCGTAAGTGCCATGAAATTCCCCATCGGAACCCATCGGTACATCTGCTGCGGAAGTCCCACCACGAATCGGATTGATCGGGGCTGGTGCTTTACTTTTAGCCACAGTTTCAGTTTTGGCATTTGGCTTTACGGCGAACCGTTCTTCCAACTTCCCTATCTCTCGCAACGCCGCTTTGGGCGACATTCCAGCTATTCTCTTGCCAAGATCGTCATTTTCAGCTAGGTGGTACAGGATTTGTGGTCCTACATCACTCTCCAGAATTGCATCTCTAATGTCATCATTAACAACAACATCACTAGACGCTACGACCTCATCAAAATCAGGCATAGATGATTTGGCTGATTGCACTTTTGTCGCCCAAGTCTGTATGACCTTTTGGCGCTCAATGGCTACCTTTTCCTCTGCATCTCGCCTGTCTCGTTCCGCTAACGCTTTTTCTGTTGAAAACTCTGCAAGAGCTTTAGCATACTCAAACGCATCTTGGAACTGGCTAGGTTGCGGTTCTTCATCAATGTTTCGCGCTGGGGGTCTGTTTTGCTGCTCTAAAGCCGCTAAACGTTGTTCTAACGCTACTCTCTGCTCACGTTCTTGTTGCGCTTCTTTACGCGCTTCTTCACGCTGCCTAGTTATGTCTGAAAACCGCTTCTCAAGTTTCGGGTTCTGCTTCTTTTCTTCTGTGGGTTTAGCGTCATCCTCTGCCTCAGGTTTACTCTGCTCTGCTTCCACTATCGGCTCGGTCGGAGTTTCCACCGCCTCGGTAGCTTCACGATCAGCTAAACCTAATCTATTTGCATAAAAATCCGCTGCATTCTCGCTGGTCAGTACTGACCCTGCTTCTTTTTCCGACATGAGTTACCTCAAGAATTAACCCAATTGACCCAATTGGTAAGGTTGTGTGGTTTTTACCACAAAATTATTGTTGCGTCAATGGATTTGCGCCTGATGTTATGTCTGTGGCCGCAAACTGCATTGCGCCAAGTTGTTCCCTGTCACGCTTCGCAATTTCTTGATTTAAGCGAGCTGTGTCCATGTGGTGCAAAAGCAACTCCATGATGGCTTCAATTTCAATCTTGTTCTGACTTGTCACGGCGCGGGTGTTTTGGTCATTAACTTTGACTTCAGCCAAAGTCTCGGTGTTGTGCGCTTTGGCAGTCTGACGCATCAATTCCCGTTTGTTTTCGTTATCCTGCTTGACTTGCTCGATGTCCTGACGTTGCTTGATAACCATCTGCATCTGCTGCATTTGTTGTTGCATTTGCTGCAGTTGCTGTTGGCTTTGCGCCAATTGCATCTGTACTTGCGGGGGAATTGGGCTTTTCTCGTCAACTTTAGACAAGGGATTAAGCGTAGCCAAGCGGTCTGCAATGGTTTCCGCACCAGGGAAATCCATGTTTCTGAAGATTAGGTCGCCTGCGGTTTGCATCAGGCTTGGATCAGCCTTAAGCATTCCCATCATGGAATCTACGGCCTCTTGGCGCTTGCTGTTGTAGCCT